AGGCAGCTTTGCAGCTATCTCAACAAGCACCTCAGCTATATGACATGGGCAAGTTGCACCGTCAGATGCTAGAAGTCTTGGGAATACAGGACGCAAGCGATATAATTAAACTACCTGATGATATTAAACCTGCTGATCCTGTTACAGAAAACATGATGATGCTCAAGCAAGAGCCAACTAAGGCATTCAAGTATCAAGATCATGAAGCACACATAGCAGTTCACATGGGTGCGATAGAAGATCCTAAGATGAGAGAGCTTGTAGGGCAGTCACCGTTTGCACAGGCTATTGGTGCGGCTATGGCAGCGCATGTTACAGAACATGTTGCATTCCAGTACAGACGTGAGATGGAAAAAATGCTTGGTGTCGAATTGCCAAACGAAGATCAGCCACTACCAGAAGATGTAGAGGTGGAGATCTCAAGGCTTGCAAAAGAAGCAGCAGAGAAACTGTTGCAAAAAGGTCAAGTAGAAGCGCAACAAGAGCAGATTCAACAACAACAACAAGATCCTGTTGTACAAATGCAACAAGTAGAACTGCAAATGAAGCAAAGAGAACTAGAGCATAAGATCCAAATGGATACGCAGAAGTTGCAGCTTGATGCGATGGCAAAAAGTTCAAATGCACAAATTCAACAGGAACGTATTTCCGCTGAGAACCAACGTGAGGGTGCACGTCTTGGCGTAAAACTAGCCACCGATCTGGATAATTCACAACGTAGTGACCAGAAAGAGGGCGCAAAACTAGGTATTGAAATAGCGAAGGAGCTTGTAAAGGGAGATGAGTGATACTGTGTTTTCGCTGTTAGGGCGAAAGCTTGATGAGTATGAAGAAGATATTAAGACATATCTTGCATCTGGTCAGGCAGAAGATCTTGGTTCGTATAATCGTTTGGTCGGAAGGTGCGATCTAGTAAAAATTATACGACAAGATTTAGAGGATATAGAAAAAAGATATATTGAAAGTTAAAAATTTTTTTACTATTGTCCAAATCAGGGAGTATTCGTGGATGTCCACGCAAGGTGACTGTGAACCTTTAAATCACTGCAAGGTATTAGAATGTATACAGGGAATGCGACTACAGAAGAAAAGGTAGCTACTAAACTACCACAGCCAAAAGGATACAAGATTCTTATTGGCGTACCAGAAATCAGCGACAAGACAGAAGGTGGGGTTCTTATGCCTGATGGGATTAAAGCATCAGAAGAGACTGCTTCTATTATTGGTTTTGTTATGGAGCTAGGCGAAGATGCCTATGCTGATAAAGAAAAATTTCCACATGGATCGTACTGCAAGAAGGGAGACTTCGTAATCTTCCGATCTTATTCAGGCACTCGATTCAAAGTACATGGGAAAGAGTTTCGTCTTATTAACGATGACACTGTGGAAGCAGTTGTGGAAGATCCAAGGGGGTATTCAAGAGCATGAATAATCGAGCGCAACAAGAAGAATATGAAGATGATTTTACTGAGGATCAAGATGTTCAGGAAGATCAAGTTGATCAGGAGGATGATGGCTTTGAAATAGAAGTTGTTGACGATACTCCAGAGCAAGATAGAGGAAAACCCAGAAGATCTGATGGCAGTGAGCCGCAGATTCCTGATGATGATGAAATAGAAAACTATAATGATAATGTTCAAAAACGCATTAAACAATTAAAGTTTGAGTATCATGAGGAACGAAGAGCAAAAGAAGAGGCAGGTCGTCTTCAGGATGAGGCTTTGCGTTATGCAGAGCAAATCAAACAGGAGAACGATAAGCTCAAGAGAACCATCAATGATGGTGAGGCAGTTCTAGTCAATCAAGCCAAAGGTCGAGTAGACGCACAGCTAGAAAAAGCTAGGACTGCTTATAAGTCAGCGTATGAAACTGGTGACTCTGATGCTCTTATCGAAGCTCAAGAAGCAATAGCAAAGCTTAGTGTAGAAAAGGATAAGTATGATTCATACAAGCCTAGACCTGCGCCTAAGCCTGCACCAGAACCGCAGTATCAACAGCAGAATATGCAGCCTCGAAAACCCAGTCAAATGGGTGTGGAGTGGTCAGAAGACAATCCTTGGTTTGGGGAGTGGAGTAAAGAGTACGATCCTGAAATGACAGGGTATGCATTTGGCGTTCATGAAAAACTTGTAAAAAGTGGTATTGCGCCAGACACCGAAGAGTACTATAATGAAATTGATGATGCGATGCGTCGCGTCTTCCCAGATGAGTTTGACGATGAGCCTTTTGAGGAATTAGCACCTCAACGTCAGACAGGCAACGTGGTTGCCCCTGCTGCTAGAAGCGGTAAAAAACCACGCAAAGTGCAACTGACCTCAACGCAGGTTTCTCTCGCCAAGAGACTTGGTCTGACAAATGAACAATATGCGGCGCAATTAATGAAGGAAGTGAAAAGATGACGAACCGAAACTCACGCAACACAGAGACTCGTGAAGAGTCAAAACGCAAGGTGTCGTGGACGAGACCTTCATTGTTACCGAACCCCGAACCCAAAGATGGTATTGAATATCGTTGGATTCGCACATCAACACTTGGGAACAGTGACAATACGAATGTATCTTCCAGATTTCGTGAGGGATGGACACCTGTTCGTAAAGATGATCACCCAAACCTTCAAGTTGTGTCTGATATCGATTCTCGATTTACAGACAATATTGAGGTCGGTGGATTGCTGCTATGTCAGAATACTACCGAAAATGTGCAAGCTAGACGTGAAGCACAGCTCCTACAGGCAGAAAGCCAAATGGATGCTGTGGATAACAGCTACTTGCGTAACTCAGACCCTCGTATGCCAGTTCTGAAACCAGAGCGAAGCACACGGAACTCGTTTGGCAAGTGACTCGAAAGGGTAGCTTGTCGTAATTTTAAACTTCTAGGAGTATGAGACATGGCTACTACAGCAGCTCCCTACGGACTACGTCCGATCAGACGATCAGACGGAATGCCGTATGCAGGTTCTACGAACCAATATCTCATCGATCCCGCAGGTGAAGGTACAAACCTATTTTATGGTCAAGCCGTCATCATTGGGGCAGATGGGTACATTGCGTTGGCTACAGGTTCAGGTGCAGACCTAACCTCCAATAGCATATCAGGCACTTCAGGCGTTGGCGCAATAGGCGTTTTCGTTGGTTGTGAATACGTTAACTCTTCAGGTCAACTGATACAAGATCAGCATTATCCAACTGGTACATCCAATGGTGATGCGATTAAAGCCTATGTGATTGATGATCCAAACGTACTATTTCAAGCACAGCTTGATGGTACAGGTGCTCAAACAATCATTGGCACAAACACATTCTTTGCGGCAGCACAGTCTACCTCGACAGGTTCTACCTCGACAGGTAACTCTACATCTGCATTGGATGCTACTGTAAAAACGGCTGCGGCAGCATTCCGCATCGTTTCTCATGTGTCACCTGCTAGTGATGCGTTCCCAGATGTACTTGTAAAGTTCAATCCAGGCGCTCACCAGATGACAAATAACGTTGGCTTATAAGGAGTTTAGACGATGGCTATATCACGCGCACAGCTCCTCAAAGAGCTACTACCAGGACTTAATGCATTATTCGGTTTAGAGTACGAGAAGTACGAAGGCGAACATGCAGAGGTCTATGAAACTGAGAACTCAGATCGCAGTTTTGAAGAAGAAGTGAAGTTGTCAGGATTTGGCGCTGCCCCAGTGAAAGCTGAAGGCGCATCAATAGCTTACGACAATGCACAAGAATCATTCACAGCTCGTTACAACCACGAAACGGTTGCAATGGGATTTTCCATTACTGAAGAAGCAATGGAAGACAATCTGTATGATTCACTATCTGCTCGTTATACTAAAGCATTAGCTAGAGGTATGGCATATACAAAGCAGGTTAAAGCGGCATCTTTGCTTAATACAGGCTTTACTACATTCAACTCGGGGGACGGTGTAACTTTGTTTTCAACCAGTCACCCAACAGTTGAAGGTGGTACAAACGCAAACCGTCCTGCGGTTGCGGCTGACTTGAACGAAACATCTTTAGAGCAAGCGGTTATTAATATTGCTGCGTTCACTGACGAACGTGGTCTATTAATTGCGGCACGTCCTCGTAAGTTGATCGTTCCGCCTGCATTGATGTTTGTTGCGACTCGCTTGTTGCAGACAGATCTTCGTGTCGGAACAGCAGATAACGATATCAACGCACTTAATACTAATGGTTCTATACCAGAAGGTTATCGCGTAAATCATTATCTAACTGATAACGATGCGTTCTTCTTAACCACAGATGTTCCAAACGGCATGAAGCACTTTGTGCGTACTGCTATGCAGACATCTATGGACGGAGACTTCGATACAGGAAACGTTCGCTACAAAGCGAGAGAGCGTTACTCTTTCGGTGTATCAGATCCATTAGGAATGTATGGATCTCCAGGTGCATAAGTTCAATTGAACTTTTACAGGGGCGGGTTTACTCGCCCCTTTCTTTTTTTGTAAGATATGTTATTGTTAATTTATCCCTGACAGCGGCATGATGCTGCTGACGTAACCCAAGACAGGAGATCAACATGGGTACTACAACTTTCTCAGGCCCGATTCGGGCAGGTAATATTAGAAACACAACGGGTACTGTCGTTGGAACAGACATAGCAAACGTTGGCTATGTTGTAATGACTCAGCAACATGTAATGGACATTTCTGGCGGTGCTGTTGCAGCAGAAGCTACAAATGTAGTAATTCCCGCTAACTCAAAAATCGTAGACATAATTGTCGATTTAGAAGTAGCTGCTAACACTACAACAAATATTAGTGTTGGTGATACTGTAGGCGGTGCAGCAACTCTTGTTAATGCTGTTGCTTCTGGAACCACTGTAGGTATTAAGGCTTTAGGTGCTTCTGGTGGCGGTACACTTACATGGAAGAACACTGGTTCAGCCGATTTAAAACTAACAGCTACTTCAAGCGCAGGTACGAATGCGGGATCAGTTGTTATAACAGTAATGTATGCTCAGGCTTTTAATACTGCTGTTCAACCTTAATAGGAGATAGACATGGCAGGACAAGAGGTACGAGCTTTTAACGTTGCTCAGTCAGGTTTCTCAGCAGGCTTAGTTGGGCCTTCTCGCAGCAGGCTGCAAGGGGTTCTAGTATACTGCACCAACACAACTGCTTTTACGATCAAGAATGGATCTGCTACAGGAGATACGCTTCTTGATCTTACAATGCCTGCGGGATGGAACGATGTGTTTCTTCCTCATGATGGCATACTGGCAGACCATGGTTGTTTTGTTTCCGCATTAACTGGGTCTGGATCAGTGATAACTCTAATACTGGAGTAATTATGACTGTGAAGAAAAAGGGTGAAATGCCCAAACGCAACAAAAAGAATTTCCGTCCTACTAAATCTGGGGCGGGAATGACTAAAGCAGGCGTTGCAGCATACCGTAAAAAGAATCCAGGATCTAAGTTAAAGACTGCTGTTACTGGTAAAGTTAAGCCAGGAAGTAAAGCGGCTAATAGACGTAAGTCATTTTGTGCAAGATCAGCAGGGCAGATGAAACAGTTTCCTAAAGCAGCTAAAGATCCTAACAGTAGATTGAGACAAGCTAGAAAAAGATGGAAGTGTTAACATGGCAGAAACAATGTATAGGCCAAATTCAAATGATATTTATTCAAGATTAGAATTTATAAATAAAAAAATGGGCAGACCTAACATCAGTGGAAAAGAAATGAAGACCCTTAAAGTAAGAGAGCAAAATCTTCTTGAGATGTTACAAGAGGGTATGGAAGAGTTTAAAGAGGGCGGAAAAGTAATTAGAAAAAAAACAGGTGGTCGTGTTAGGGGAGATGGCATCGCTATCAGGGGCAAAACCAAAGGCACAATGCGGTGACGATCTCTCGTGCTCAGATGAGAAGTCAATTGAAAGGTAATAGAGTGAAATTAGATAAAGCAGGATTTGATCCAACTGGTGATGACGCTAAAGACCTTGGCATAATTCGTATGGGCAAAGGTGGAAAGACTGAGAGTAAAGTTAATGAGGCAGGTAACTATACTCAGCCTACAAAAAGAAAGCGTATATTTAATAGAATAAAAGCAGGCGGTAAAGGTGGAGCACCTGGGCAATGGTCTGCTAGAAAAGCTCAGATGCTTGCTAAAGCTTACAAGAAAGCAGGGGGAGGTTATAAAGATTGATGGCACTTACTAATAAAAATAGAAGGAAAGTAAAGAAAGTCGTAAAGGGTTTAAACAAAGCTTCAAAGACACACGCTAGTCAGGCTAAAACTTTAAAAGGTATAATAAGAAATGGCTCTAAAAAAGTCTCAAAAAAGCCTTAAATCTTGGACTAAACAGAAGTGGCGAACTAAAAGTGGCAAGCCTTCTACCCAAGGCGGTAATGCTACTGGCGAACGCTACCTCCCTTCTTCGGCTATTAAGTCTCTTAGCTCTTCTGAGTATGCAGCCACATCAAGAGCAAAGCGAGCAGGCAAGGCTTCAGGCAAGCAGTATGTGGCTCAACCTAAAAAAATTGCAAAGAAAACGAAACGATACAGAAGTGTAGTTACATAGGAAACCATCATGGCAGTAGTAACACCAGATCTAGCAGAGTTATTTGAAGAAGCTTATGAGCGAGCAGGTCTTGAGATGCGTTCAGGCTATGATCTTAAAACGGCTCGTAGGAGCCTTAACATTTTAACATTGGAGTGGCAAAACCGTGGGCTTAATCTCTTCACTATTGAATCTAATACTCTATCCATTACGGCAGGTACTGCGACTTATACGCTACCTTCGGACACGATTGACATCCTCGAACACCAAATCCGAACAGGTACAGGTACAAATCAAACCGATACCACCATCCAAAGGATCAGTGTCGCAACCTACGCCCAACAAACCACCAAAGAAACGCAAGGTAGGCCGACCCAGATCTACGTCCAAAGGCTCCCAACGGAAACAAAAATAACCTTATGGCCTGTACCAGACAGCACAACGACATACACCTTATCGTACTTTAGACTCAAAGGTATAGACGGTCTGACTTCTGGTATAGGTTCTTCAGTGACATCTGTACCACCACGCTTTGTGCCTGCGTTAGTTTCTGGACTAGCTTATTATATAGCTATGAAAAGACCAGAGGCTGCTTCTAGAACAGCAGCCCTGAAGCAAGAGTATGAATTTCAGTTTCAACTTGCAGCAGGTGAAGATGAGGAAACAGCGTCAATCAAGTTCGTTCCTTTTGATACCTTTATGGGTGGATAATGAGTTACGCAAAAGCTAAATATGCCTTTGGTTTCTGTGATAAGACAGGGTTTAGATACCCTTTAAAAGATCTTGTTCCTGAATATAACAATGGAGTTAAGACAGGATTTCTTGTTGGGAGAGATGTTGTTGATCCCGATCAGCCACAAAACTTTCTTGGTAGGGTTAGGGTAGATGATCCGCAATCTCTTCTTAATCCAAGGCCAGACAAGTTTATAGAAGGAGCAGAGATTAAGTTCCCTACTACTAACTTAGACACGATAGAAACTATACCTATTCCGTT